ACCCGGACGGGTCGGCGTAGAACCCGACAACTCGCCACCGTTCGAACGCTCCGCGCACCGCGGCATCGACCTCGATCGGATTCGGTGTCCACTCGCGGCCGGTCGGGCCGTCCGGTTGCTCCCACACACGGATCTCGAACAGCAGACCATCACTGACACGGCAACCTACGAGCGCTGTGGCATCCGCCTTGCCCTTGGCGCGGCCTTTGGACCCGTCAAATCCAAGCACGATCGACTCGCCATCGGCGAGCACCGCGTCCAGATCCAGGCACGCTGCCCAATCTGGTTGCGAGATCCACGCATCCGAGGCATGCGTGATCTGGTTGAGGTAGTCACTGCGCGCCGTCTGGACATCGGTGGCCGGATCCCAGATCACGGCGATCTGCGCTTCGAGATCGACATGCCCCGGGGCGCAAGGCGGGTCATGCAGAACACAGCCATCCGGATGTCCGGACGAGTCGCCGTAGGAGACCCGCAGGCCGGCGACGAGAGATTCTCGGTCGGTCATGTCGGTCTCGGGCGGGGCCTCGCGGTGATCCCACAGGACAGGGGTTTCCAGTCTGGTACGTCCCTCACGCGCGGCGGTCGCGGTCTCCGCGGACTTCTCGGCTACCGATCCCTCGCCGGGGGTGTAGGCGTTCGGCGACTCGATGGTCCGGCCACCGTTCTTGGCGGTGTTGGTCCGGATCTTCTGCGCCAGCGCAGGACCGCCGTTGGAGGGCACCCATTCCTCGGTCTGATCGAGCACCGCGAAAGTCGTCGGGGCGCCTTTGACCGTGCGTCCGGAGCTGGTGCGCTTCTCGATCGAGCCGCGCGGCAGATTCACCACCGTGTCGAACGGCTCGACACCTGGGTAGGCGTCGATGACCGGCCCGGCCAGCATCTCGATCATCGGCTGCCAGGTGTTGTTCGTCTGGTCTTCAGACACCGCGGCGACGTGCACCAGGGGGGTCCGGACCGTTCGCCACGGTTTGCCGACGGGTTGGCCGTTGGCGTCCCAGCCATCGAACAGGACATCGGCCAGGCCCTCGACGATGCACAGGGCGCCCAGGATGGGCGACTTGCCCCAGCCGCGGGGACGGCCGAGCAGTCCTCGGCCGTAGACGAATCTGCCGGTCAGGGGATCAAGCTGGTACCAGCGGAGGATGAAGTCCTCTTGCTCGAGATACGGCACGAACGGCTCGTACTCGTCGAGGGCAGGCCGAGCGAGGTACTCGGTCATCCAGTCCAGGACATACCAGCCCAGCGTCGGAACCTCATCGGGCTCCGACGGCTTCCACGGCATCAGACCGCCTTGAGCGGTCCCCGCCGGCCGCGTGAGGAGCTGGAAGGCTTTTTGCGCTTCTCGTCGGCTTCGTCGGCGGCGGCGTAGGTGATCCGCAACCGGGCGCGGTCTTCGGCGGTGGCGCCCATCTTCGCCACTCGCAGCCGCAGCTCAGCCAGCAGTTTCAAGTCCCCGGCGCCCCACACCTGCGCGTGCAACAGCGCGGTGTCGAGCAGGAAATCCCAGTCGGTGGCGGTGAAGTCCTCGGAGAGGGGTTCATCTCCCCACGTTTTCCACCACTTTTTCGTGGCGGCCGGCCAGGCCACGCGGCGCCTGCGACCGGTCTCCGGATTGGTCACGAACAACGGTGGCAACTCCGGCTGCACCACCGACGGGGCGGTGTAAACGCGCAGGCCAGAGGTGTCAGTGGTGTTGCGTCGGACGCTGTTGCTTTTCGGGCGTGGCCCTTTTCCTGCCATGTCGAATGACCTCCTCGCGAGGGCAGCCGTTGAGTTGCTCGCGGGGGCCGTCGCGGCCGGCGAGCTGAAAAATCCCAGACCCGTACAAAATCTGAGCGCCTATGCCCCCCGCCGGGGCGGTGAGGGGGGCGGGAGGGGCATACCCCCTGGGGGTTCCGGCGGGGTTTGCTGGGCCGCATCGCCGCAGGTCAGCGCGTTGGCCGCGCTCCGCGTTTCCGCAGGTCAGCGAGGCGTGCGGGTGCCAGCAACGTTGCCGGGCAGCAGGCCGGGGTGAGCTTCGCGCGGGTGCCGGCCGCGAGTCGCGCGCGCCGCGGCGGCGGCGCGGGCTTCGGCGGCGGTCTTCTCCGTGTGGCACGGCGTGCACAGCCACTGCGCGTTGGCCAGCGTGTGACGGCCGCCCGATCGCCGGTTGCGGATGTGGTCGAGTTCGAGCGCGCTGGTGTCGTCGCCGCATCGGGCGCAGCGGTAGTCCAGTTCGCGCAGGGCTTGGTCGCGGATGTGCTTAGGGAATCCGCGGTAGCGATCGGGGTTGTCGTCCCAGTTGCTCATCGAGATCCGTCCCGGGTCCGGGAACGCGAAACGCCACCGTGGTGTGGACACACTGGTGGCGTGGCACTCACTATGCCTGATGCCTCGCCTGCTCGCAAACAGATGCCGGGCGTCGGCGTGTCATACATGCGGCATGCCGCAGTACCAGCTGCCGTCGGGGTGAAGCTGCCACCCGCGACGTGTCGCATACACGTCGGGGTCTTCCGCCCTCCCTACGACCTCAACCCGAAGCTCGACACCGCATCTCCCGCCGCGTGGGTGTAGTCCGTCGCAGCGATACAGGAAGGTCCGAACCCTATGCCTGGCCATCGAGAGTCACCGCCTCTTCACGGCAATCAGGGCAATGCCACGTCAGTGACTCGCCGAGCTGCGGCCGAAAGTCGCTCTCCGGTCCGAACGCCACCAGATCGCAGGCCCTGCAATGGACCGTGATCATTCCAGCACGCCGGCGGGCAGGTCGTAGCCGAGTACGCGTGCGAGGTGCATGTAGAGGTCGGGTGACCACGATGTCTTGCAGGCTTGGCATTGGCAACCGATGGTGGTGATCTGCAGCGCGGGTTGGCGGACGAGCTCGCCGGCTGAGTCTTTGCGGTAGACGGTGGTCTTGCCGCAGGCGGGGCATGGCGCGGAGAGAGTCTTGACGTGCGTGTCGGCCAGCAGTGTGGTGATGCGCTCGGCCCACGCGGTGATCCGGTTGGCGATCGTGGTCACCTCGCTGGCGTCCTGGGGCCGCCACTTGCGCGCGCTGATCGCCTGCAGCCGTAGCACCCTGGGCGGTTGTGCATCGCGGCCCGTGAGGTCGCCGGGTATTGCTGGCCAGTTCGGTTCCCACTCCGCGACAGCTCGATCGATCTCGTGGAGCAGATCCACCGCGTCGACCCATAGCGGTGCTTGGGAGCGTGGCACCCCGGAGCGCTGTTGCTTCTCTCCGGGCAGCGCGTCGTGCAGCTGGTCGTAGAGCGGGTCGAGCCAGACCGTTCCGGCCTTGGTCTCGGTGAAGCGGGGTTTGGGATCGATGAGCGATGAGATCGCGTCATCGAGCTTGCGGCGGGCGTCGGGAAGGCTGCCGTCTTCTGTGGTCTGCGGCGCTGTCATGCGGTGCCTATCTCCTGCATTCGTGACCGCATCCGGTCGGCTAGCTGCTGGCGGGTTGTGGCGGCCTGCGCTTGTTGCTGGGTGCGGGCCCGGAGCTGTTCGCGGTTGCGGCGACGACCGCCGATGGCGGGGTCGACGGCGGGAACGATAGGGGCGGGCTCACTCGGCTCCGGCGCATCATCGCTAGTCGCGGCGCTGAGCCATGCGGATGGGTCGAAGGGATCATCCGGCAAGCCATTCATCACTTCACCGAACAACGCCTGCAAGGACTCGGCCACCTGCCTCCATCTTGTCAAGAAGCTCTCTGCTGAGGCATTCAACGCACGGAACGAGACCGCAAGATCACGCGCCGGCGCCGCGGCGGCGGCGCGGCCAACCAGCACGGGCACAATGTGACAACGGCTGTTCGATATGCGAGGAGGGATCGGCGGCCTGTGGATTGGCCCGATGAAGTCTGACCCTGGGCAGAGGGCTTGACTGTCATCCTCAGCCGTCCGGTAGTCCTCGTCGAACGTGCCTCTGATGCGCATCACTTCGATGCGTTCGGTGATGGGCATGCCATGCCAGTCTCTGCCGCAGTGCCAGCACTTGTCGTACCGGTTGACGTTGTAGTCGTCGACGGGGCCGGCGGCGAGCTGGTCGTCAACGAGGCGATCGATGTCGTCGATAAGGGTGTCGATGTCGCGGGGCATCAGCGGGGCCGCCTTCGTTCGATCCCGGCTTTGTCTAGGACGGCTCGCGCTCCGGCGTCGATGCCGTTGATGTAGCGCCAGGCGTCGTAGTAGGTGTGGATGCTGCAGCTGGACCAGTTCGGTCCTGTCAGGGTGATTTGGTAGTAGTCGCCGGGGTGTTCCTGGGGCTGTAGGTGGACAGTCAGGTTGATGCCGGTCTCAGAACGAACCAGGGCGGCATGCCATTTCAGCTTGATCAGGTCTGGCCACGACTGGTCACATGGTGGTTCAGGCGTGCTGCCACCGTCGTCGTGGTGGATCATGTGGGCGTTCTCGATCACGCCGAGGTTGATCGCGGCCGCCTCTGAAGCGGGCTGTCCATCTCGTTCGTCTGGCACTAGTCGGGCCACCTTCCTACGAAGATGTTCTCGGGGCCTCTACCGTCGGCGAAGTGTGCGGGGAACAACTCCCATGCCCAGCGCTGGCATCCGGTCGGCGGTTCTTCTCCGCCGTCTTCTCGTGGTGTCCCGTCGCCGTGGGAGTAGATCGGCCATGCGGTACTGACGAAGAGGCGATCATCGTGGGAGGTGGTGTTGTATTCCTGCCAGCGGATTCGGTAGTCGTCGTCCACGTCGCGGGCGGCGTAGACGGGGCCCTTGTTCAGTTGGCCGCCGACTACCCATCCCATTGCTAGTAGAAGGTGACCGACTTCGCCACGGTCTGGCCTCGGGTCGGTGTGTTCGATTCGCCCCCAGTCGCATTCGATGTGGTGGGAGTGGTCGGGCGGCGGATTGTCGATCGGGTACGGAATGCCGCAGCAGCAGTCACCTTCAACCGTGATCCGCAGTTCAACGCTGGCTGCTGTGCTCATACGGAACCGCCTATGTGCCAGGCCGTGTGAAAGCGTTCGTTGGTTGGTTGAACCAGCGCGCAGCAGATCGGGCACTGTCGAAGTACAAATGCCGTGACGCCATCAGCGTTGATCAGCTGGAGTTGGTAGGTGCACCAGCGGGACGCTTCGATGGCTCCGCCACGGCGCCACAACCAGTTCCAGGCGCGGCGCATCCTCTTTCGGAGCGTCCTTGGCGCGACGCTTGGCTTCCCGGACATCGGATCGCTCATGCCCGATGGGTGAGATCCGGAGTGCGGTGGGTGATTAACCAAGTCAGTGCTCACTGGCGGCTCCTCGGTCCGGTGTAGTAGTCGAGTTCGGTTGCGGCGCCAGAGAGCGCTGTTGCTGTTAGGCCAACCTGGTGAATGACGCTGTGCCTGATGCCGTTCCAGATGGCAGTGAGTTTGTCGTTGTCCACACCGGCGACGTTGATGAAGATTTCGACTGCTGCCAGGTGCGCGTCGGTCTCGGCGATGAGTGCATCGAAGAGGAGTTCGCGGCCCTTGCTTGTGAGTTCGAAGTCGCCGCGGCATCCGCAGTCGCAGCCATCGACGAGACCGCGTTTCTTGACTCGCCGAAACTTGGCGAGGACGACCTTCCAGGACACGCCTGGCACTTCGTCGCTGCGGACTGGGGCGTTGCGGTCTAGGCCTCCGAGTACCCGGGTTACGTCGTCGCGCATGGCCCAGTACCAGCCGCCGCAGGATCTTTGGTCCTGACAGAGCGCGACGGCATATAGGAACACCACGTCGGGGATGTCGCGGGCGTGCCGATAGTTCGGGGGATCGGGTGGCGGCGCGATGGGGGCGGTCACCGGTCGTTGCCGATCATGTCGGTGATCAGATCGCTTGTCGTCATCGTGATCTCACCTGCTGCCAGCGGTCAAGGACGACCAACTCGGCGCAATCATGGCGAGCCTGTATGGCGGCAACTGCCGCGATAACCGTGTCGGCAAGCTCGTCTAGAACATCATCCTCAGTCCTCCGACCCTCCCGTTGCTTGATCACCGCGCCGACTACCTCGCCAGCCTCTTCGGCGACCTTGCACGCTTGGGAGAATGAATCGGCAGACGGCCACCGCTGCGAGATGTGCGCCCAGATGTCTGGGAATTCAAACCCCGTCATCAGTCCAGCCCCGTTTCTGGCGGCGCCAAGCGCACCAGCGCGGCCATCTCCTCGAAGACCTCAGCCAGGTATTCCCGGCGCTCCTGGGACTGCGGCAGCCAGAACGTGATCGCGCTACGGTCGTCATCCTCGGGTGGATGGTGCAGGCGGTCGGAGCTATGCAGGAACATCCGCACCGCGCTGTAGCTCAGCCCCGTATTTGAGACCTTGGTGTCCAGTTCGTAGTCGGGGTGCTCGCCGTTGGGGTCAGTGATCAGCTCTTGGCTGTAGACGTTGATCCTCATCGTGCTTCCTCATGCTGTGGTTGGTCGAGGTTGGCCAGTGCGGCGCGGATTCGGGCGCTGTCGATGTCGAGGTAGACGCGGTGGGCGGTGGCGGAGACGTGGCCGAGGATGGCCATGCGGGTGGCTTCGTCGACTCCGGCGTCGAGTAGGACCGTGGCGGCGGTGGCGCGGCTGCTGTGTCGGGTGACGTTTGGGAGGCCGGCGGCGGCCAGGGCGTCTTTCCAGCGGTTGTGGTCGTCGGTGGGACTGATGGGTCGGCCGTCGGGTTCGTGCCAGACGAGGTTGTGCGGGTTCGGGCCAATGTCCCGGATCTTGCGTTCGGCGAGCATGTCCCGCATCGAATCGGTGAGGGGAACACGGCGGATGCTGGCTTTGGTCTTGGGTCGGGTCAGCGCCAGGTTGTTGTGCAGGGGCGTGTGTTCGAAACCGCGGGGCCGCATCGGTGTGCGCTGCGGACAGTTGCCGGGCCGTCTCTTGCCGCAGGTGTTCTGGCGGCCGTCGAACTTGCATCCGTGCAGCCAGGGCAGGGCGAGTAGTTGCCAGGTCAGGTCGACGGTGCCGCCGGCGGGGTCGAGGTCGACTCGGTCCCATTGCAGTCCGAGGATTTCGCCGCTGCGGGCGCCGGTCATGAACGCCGCGGCCCAGCGGGCGGCGTAGGGATCTTGCTTGGCCTCGGCGGTGGCGATCAGTGCGCGGGCCTGCTCGGCGGTGAGCTGCAGGCGGTCCTCGGGGGTGTGGCGCGGCTTGTGGACTGCGTCGGTGGGGTTGTGGTCGATGGCGCGTTCCCTGACTGCGTCGGCCAGGGCGCGGCGCATGACGGTGTCGCAGGTCAAGGCGTTGCGGGAGGTGGGGACCGCGGCGAGCATGCGGCGCAGGTGGTGCGGTGCCAGGCGGCGCAGCGGCACGTCGCCGATCGCCGGGACGATGTGGTTGTCGATGACCGACAGGTACTTGCGGATCGTTGAGGGCCGGACCTTCACGGCGTGGATCTCAGCGGCCCACACTCTCAGCCAGCCCGCCGTGCTGTAGCCGCCGGCCGCGGCGTACTCCGCGTCCAGGTCATCGATCAGACGGTCGAGTTTCTCGGCCGCGGTCGCGGCGTCGACCGAGGAGACCGAGAGCATCCGGCGCAGGCCGGTCCGCACCGAGCGCGGGTCGCGGACCTTGCCGATCCACAGCCCGTTCTTGCGCTGGAACAGGGTGCCGCGCTGGTGCCGGCGTGGCGGGTGCACGGGCGCACCGTCCTGACCCGCACTCACCGCTTCACCGCCCCTCGTTGCTGCCATCTCCCAAACACTCGCAGCCCAAACCGACAGCACCCCATCACCGCAGCTCCACCCCGCTAACCCCAACCAGCCCGTGCACCAGGGCACTGCACCCAGACACAGCAATACCCCCGTGGGCATTACGGACAGGTCTGCTGGGTGCCCCGCCGATACGAAAAGCGCCCCCGACCGGTGGAGGGGTCGGTGGCCTTGGGAGATCCAGTCCAGGGAGGGGCTAGGCCATGGTCTTGGCGCCCTTCGCTCGGGTCTGGTTGGGGTACTTGATGTGCGACATGCCGGCCTTGATCGCGACGGTCTCCGTGGGGTAGACGTTCGAGGTCCAGCCGCAGATGCACACCGACCGGTGTCGGACGTACTCATCGAGCGCGGCCAGATGGCAGCAGTCAGCCATTGGCCGGCTCCCGGGCTGGCCGATCTGGACATTCGTGGTGGCCGTAGGAGTTGGTCGGAGCACCGCACCGGTTGCAATGCCAGTCGTGGCAAGCGACGACCTGGCCTTCAGTGTCGACCTGGACTCTGCAGCCGTTGTGGTCGGCGTTCGGGAACCGCTGCGCCATGTCGGCGTTCCACTCGACGGCCAGCAGCTCGCCAAGCTCAAACCGTCCACCCAGGTCACCCATTGGCCAGCTCCAGCAGCACGTCGGCATGGCACGGCTGATCGAGCGGGCACCAGCAAGCCAGGTCGTGGCCGGCGAGCTGGTCGAGGTCTTCGGTGATGGAAATGAACTGCCGTGATCCGTTGACGAACCACCAGGTGCTTTCTCCGCCGCGAGTCAGGCAGTCACGAAAGCAGTCGACAACAAGCTGGCGCGCTTCGGCGTCGTCGTGGGCGTAACCCGTTTCCAGCGCACTGCTGACGGTGAACGGGTTGCCCCACTTGGTTGGCCGGCCGACGTAGATCGCGCCGGCGGGCATACGCCAGCCCGCGGTGCGGCGGCGCTGGATACGTTCAGGCATCGCGTTCGGTCTCCTCGCGTTCGGCGCGGGCTATCTGGCGCCTGATGTCCTGTTCGAGGTCGCAGCTCCTGCACGGCAGTGAGTCCGTCGCCACGCCGCACGTGCCGCAGTGACCCGGAATAGCGGCCACCATCAGCAGACCGCCTCTCCACTGCGGCACCCGTACGGCGAGCAGCCATCCGGGTCGCCACTCTCCAGGAACGTCGAAAATGTCGTACTGCCTGTCAGCCCATTCCTTCGGGGTGACGCGGTCGATCGGCGCCTGGTCGAGCGGCACCCGTGACCGGTGTAGGAACGCCTCACCGTTCAGCGGCAGGCCGCGCGCACCGCCCTTGCGGATCGCCCGGTCGAACTCGACAGCGTCGTCCCATTCGGAGCGGAAAGCCGTGCACTTACAAAGAACGGCGGGCGTCTCGTCGTCCGGTGAGATCGGCGGGTTGTACAAGTGGGCGCACCGCTTTGGAGCCCCTGGAAATGCTGGGATTCCGCGCCAGTGATCGTCGCGGTGATGTCCGCAGGTAGCGCAGATGTCCCGCCGGTCCCGCATCTCGCGCCAATGCGCGTTGCCGTGGAACGGACAGCCGATGCACGCGCTCTTGGCGGTGTCGCCCCAGCCGGCGCGCTCCAGGTAGCGCTGGCAGTCCTTGCGGGACATGCCCAGCTCCAGCAGCGGGTACCGCTTCTCGCTGTAACGGTTCTCGCGGCGATCGTTGACCCGGTGGATCTCGTCGGTGGAGAACCCGATCCACTGAACCACCGTGTTGCCCTTCGGCACCCGCCGAAAGTCCGGCGCCGCAGCGCCGAGCAATTCCCGGCACTTCCGCATGATCGGCCCGAGTTTGTACTCCGATGTGCACTGCCGGCGCGCCATGCCCTCGCGCTCGGCGCGGGTCGCGACGCGCATCTGGTCGGTGTCGACCGATCCGGACCCCTCGCACACCGAGCAATCAGGCTCGTCGCCGAGGCCTCGGCCAGAGCCGTCACACGCCTCGCAGGCCTCGCGAACCGGCACTTCGGAGTCCGCCGGAGCGAGTGTGTAATACGGCACCGACGCGAAGCGTGCCAGCGGATCGAGGTGGTCGTTCCGCAGGTTACCCTTCGACACCCGATGCAGCGGAACACCCACCTTGGCCAGCTCCGCCTCGATGCGGTCCACTTGCCGATAGACCTGGGCCGGCTCCCACCCGGTGTCGGCGAAGACCGCGGCATCGAGTCCTGGCAGGTCGCCATTGCACGCGAGCAACGCCAGCGTCGTGGACTGGACACCAGCACCGCACGACAGCACGTTGAGGCGCATCATCCGACCGCCTTGCGCATCTCGGCTACCCGGCCCGGATGCTCTGCGCGCCATTGCGCCCAGCTGTCGTGGGTCAGCTTGTGGTTCATCCATTCCGGGTGATCGGGCTTGCGCTGGAAGGGTGTAGCGCCGGTCTCGCAGCGTTCGCAGAGTGAACCGCCGCCGTGCTCACCGCAGAAATGCAGGCCGCACCCGCTCTCTTCGGCGGCGTAGATGTCACCGCAGACGTACCCGAGTCCGCGGTCGATCTTGGCGGTGCAGTCGGGGTGGTCGCACCATGCCGGCACCCCGTACCCGATGTCGTTGCCGAACTGATCGCTGCCCACTGCCCAGCCCATCAGGCCACCGCCTCGGGGTATTGGTTCCAGGTTTCGCCGTCGAGCTGGCGGCCGGCGGCCTTCTTACCGACACGCTCCAGGCAGGCACCAGGGCCGCCGCCGTCGCCGATCACCGCGGTGGTGCCGTCGGGGCGCAGGTAGGTGCGGGGGTAGTGCAGCCGGCGCCCGTTGCCCTCGCTGTGGTTCAGTCCGCGCTCGGGCGCCCATTCGCCCCATTGCTTGAACAGGAAGGGCACCCCGGCGGCCGTGCATTGGTCGCGTAGTGAGCGGGCCCAGTCCGGGTGCATCGGTCGGGCGCCGTGACCCGACTCGCCCCCAACTACCACCCAATCCAGGCACTGCCCTCGGGATGGCGGGTTGCATCCACTGTCACAGTTGCAATCCCGGCAGGCGACCGGAAGCCAGTCAGGATCGAATTCGATCGGGCCGAGTAGTGGTTCCGCGCTGATCCACCGCACGGCCGCCGGGGTGTCGAGTATGGCGGGGATGCGGATGTCGGCCCACTGCTGGTTCTCCGTGCTGACTCCCAGCCAGACGTTCGGCAGCGGCCAGGGCGTGTCGTAGTACACGCGCCGCGCGGCATCGTCGGGCACTCCCGGAATCCGAGCCGGATTGGCCTTTGAAACCGCCCAAGACATTGCAGAGCGAAAGTCGATGCCTGGCTGATGAATCCCGCCATGCTGGCAGCCACCGAGCAGTGACCGCATCCGGCCGTGCCGCTTCGTCAGCACCTGGAAGGTGTGCCGTGGGGCCAGCGCCATGACGGCCCACACCCGGGCGATGTAGTCGTCGGGCACGTCGTCGTGGAACAGGTCTGACATGCTGTTGACGAAGATCCGGCGGGGCCTGCGCCACCGCAACGGCTCGCCGAGCTTGTGGGGGCGAAGGGTGACGTCGAAGCCCTGTGGGTAGGCCGGGCCGCCACGGAATCGTTCGGCGATCGTCTTGGCGTAGCAGTGATCACAGCCCGGAGACACCTGGGTGCAGCCGGTGACCGGATTCCAGGTGGACTCGGTCCACTCGATACTCGTGCGGGCGCTCATCGGACGCCCTCGCTCGCTTGTGCAGCGCTTTCGGCGTCGAAGGCGCGCTGTCGTTGGCTGATGGCACGTTGGGTGGCGACACCTTCGCCGTCAATGAATCCGGCGGCGTAGATCTCGGCGGCGAGCCGATGCAGGCCGTGGATTCCGGACTCGTCGAGTGGCTGCCTGTTGTCGTACTTCCGTGCGTTGAATAGCTCGCGTTCGGCGTATTCGTCGACAAGATGAACGATCGGAACGGGGACCACGCGGTTGTCCATCAGAGCACCCCGCCCAGGATCGTCTTGGTCAGGCACTCGGGGCAGACTTCTTCGCCGGTGTCGCCGGAGTACCAGCCGAGGGGTTTGCCGGTGAGGGCCTGGAGTGGGTTGTAGTCATAGGCGTCGTGGATGGTGCGCTCGCGTTGGCAGAGGCTGCATTTCCGTGGTTCGAGCCGCGGGCCGGGGTTGGCTCTGTCAGCCGCCTCAGCAGCAGCTAGGAGGAGATCCCGGACGGCGCGGCACACGTTGCTGCCGCCAAGCTCTCTGCCGCGGCCCTCCTGGATACGTTCAGCGACCTGGCGGAAGAACTTCGCGTCAGTGTCGTCCGGTCCCTTATTTGCGACGGTGGGCAGCTTCAGCACGGCGAACTCCGCAGCCGCGAGGTCGTCGAGGATCTTCCCGGCCCAGGTTTCGCATGTCCCGAGGCGGACCTCCAACGACTGGGCGATGACTTCCTGTGCGTTCACCGTTGTGTTCCTTTCTGGAGTGCTTCTCGGACGAGTGCCATGCCGGCGCGGTAGGCGGGGGCGTGGTCGATGTGGTCGCAGACGGTGAAGTTGGGGCGGTATCCGTTTTCGTCGCAGAGGGTGCAGGCGGCGATGGTGGGGTCGGGGGTGTGGGCTTCTGCGCGTTCGTTGGCGCGTTGCTCACGGAGGGCTTCGAGGTCGAACATGTCGGTCACCGGGTGTCGGCCTGTGGCTGGTGGTCGCAGCGGACGGCGGGTTCGAGGGGGGTGCCGTCGGTGTCGAGGATCCAGCCGCCGCCTGCGCAGCGGCAGCATGCGGCGCGTGCGGTTTCGGCGGCGGCTTTGGCTGCGCGGCGGCGTTCGAGGTCGTCGGCTTCGGTTGTGGCGGCGTGGTGTTCGTCCCATTGGCGGCCCGCCTGGCACGCCCGGCAGGGCGTGGCGGCGTTGCCGTCTGGGTGCTTGGGGCATTGGGGGCGGGGGGTGGTGTTGCGCGGGTTGCTTTCTGGACCCTCCCCTCCCAAAGTCTCAACAAGAGAATGGGTTGGGTTGGGCTGGGCTGGGTTGGCCAACCCAAGGACTCCCGCGTCCCGTTCGCCGTCTGTCACATGCCCTGTCACTTGTGACCGTTGTTGTGATTCACGTTCGCGGGACTTGGCTTTCCGGTCACGCGCCTTCTTCCGGACCTCCAGCACGTGGGCCTTGGTGCATTCAGGCTTCCAATCGTGGAACCACCAGCCCGGCTCACCGTCCTCGTTCATCCCAGGTATCCAGAGGTTGGCGGCAACGAGGCGCTTAGCCAGGGTGAGACCGCGGGGCTTCTCTTTGACGAACCACTCGGGGACGAAGCCGTCGGTGAGGTAGCTCATGCAGTAGGAGCCGGAGACGGTCCATAGGCCGATGGCTTCGAAGCCGGCGCGGCGTGCCTTGGGGTGGCCGTGGAAGGCGTCGTCGACGGGGAACCATGACATCAGGCGTTCTTCTCCTGGCTCGTGTTTGTCGGGCAGTTCTCGTGGTGGCCCTGCGTGGGTGGGTGCCAGCCGCACTTGTCGCAGCGGCCATAGGATTTGAGTTGTTCGGGGGTGAACAGCAGCCGGATCGTGGGGTCGCTCATCGCCCCACCGGCCGTTCGCGGGGCACTGGTTTCGGACGCGGCCACCTATCCACCGGCAGTGCCCCGTGGTAGACGATCCGGCCGCAGTGACAGAACGAGCCAGGCTGGCCGCGGCCGAACCAATCCGAGTTCACGCACCCGACCGGGTGCCCATCGTCTTGGCAGCGGGCGCGGGTCTCAATCTCCTGGCCATCACGGGTCTGGTTGAGGCGGTGAAACACCCGATCGGTGAGGACGGCCGTCATGATGCACCCTCGACTCGGTCAGCCATGCGCAGGCAGTAGTCGCCCACAACCCGCAACTGCTCACCCGTCAAATCGACTGTCGGACCACAGATCGGCCCCAGGTTCACGACACTGCCGAGGTTGATGAAGCAGACCGTCCCGCGCTCCCCGTCGATCCGCAGATGCCCCTGGAGACGATTCGGCAGGTCGTGGACGATCGAGTCGGCAACCGGATCATTCCGTAGTCCACCAGGGAGGTCGTCAAACAGCGTCAGCTCGGTCACGAAGCACCGCCCAGTGATTCCGCCACCACGCCCACCAGGTCGCGGGCGGCTGGTGGCGTGACGGCGTTGCCGGATTGGCGGACCTGTTCGCGTCGGTTGCCGAGGATTCGGTAGTCGGTGGGGAAGTCCATGGCGCAGGCGATCTCGCGGGGCTCGAGCATGCGGAACAGCACGTCGTTGATGTCGAGTGTCGGGCCTATCGCCACGCCGTCGGTCTCCCGTGTTGTGCGGGTCGGGATCGGCTCGGCGGTGCTGGTGGCTTTGTCTCGCCACGTCCCGCCGGATGGGGTGATCAGGGCGTGGGTCTCGACGGTGGTGCAGGTGGGCACCGGCTCGCTGGCCGGCCGGGTGCCGCCCTTGCCGTAGTAGCTGGTGACCAACGCGTGGTGGTTCCCCGACGCGGTGACGGTGGCCAGCGGGTCCGCGACGGGCCGCGCGACGCTGCCGCCGCCGCGAAGCTCCGCGATGAACGCCAGGCCCGTCTCGCTGCGAGTGGTCATCGTCCGGGCGGGCTGCGTCACCGGAACAGCTGTCTTGCCGTCGCGGCCCTCCACCGGGATGCAGAGTCCCTTGGTGGTCGCAGTCGTCACCGTCGGCGCGGGTTCTCCGACATAGCGACCGCGATTCGAGTGGTTGTTGTCCAGGATGAACGGCGCCCAGTAGCGCTCGATCCCGGCCTGAATGCGGCCCAGCGTCTTGTCGGCCAGTGGCTTGTCGCGGTCACCGATCCGCTGGCCCAGCAGGGACCAGTCGATGATCTCGGCGGCCGGCCGGAACAGGGGTTCCACGATCTGGTTGCGGCACTTCACGCTCGGGCAGCGGTAGACGTACTGGGCTCGGTAACGCCCCCACGGGCGGTCGGGTTTCTTCCACACCTGCATGGCCCGCACCGGCCCGCACTCGCCACAGATCGCGTGCGGACGCACGACCCGCTCCAAGTCCGGGGCGGTGTTCCCGGCACGCCAGAACACGATGTAGATGCGGTCCCGGGACTGCGGCGCACCAGCACCGAAGGCTTGGGCGTGCATCGAATTCAGGTAGACGATCC